GGATCAATCTTATCAAGCCATTCCCACATTTTAGTGAAAAGGCCTTCTTCTCCGCTTAATGCCTCATCTAATCCTGTGACTTCACCAAGCACTCTGCCTATATTCCATCCTATAAATGCTGCCCCTGCTATACCTGCAACACCGCCTAATGATACTTTCATCAAATTAATTGCAGTTGTAATCATTTGAATAGAAGTAACTAACTGCGGAAGCACTATTAAAATTGGTCCTATCGTAAGCATTAAAAGTCCAAATAAAGTTACTGCTTTGGCCAGCCCTGCTGTAAATTGAGGATGTGCTGTGATCCATTCTCCTACTTTTTGAATCCACTCTTTAAAATCCTCTATCATGGGCTTAAGAACAGGTAATAATGTATCTCCGACTTTACGCGCAACCTCAACGATATTATTTACCAGAAGCTTAAGTTGTGATGCGGTAGTTTTAAAACGCTTCTCAGCCTCGATCAGCAAAGCTGTATTTTCATCCCATGCTATATCAGATCTATCAATTGCGCTTCTTAAGGTATCGCTTGCGCTCGCCATTCTTAAAAATGAACTACGGACCCTCTCATTTGATAACCCCAGGCTCTCTAATATAGGTATAGCATCATCTCCAAGCTCTCCTATGCCTTCCACAAACCGCACAAACACTTCAGAAGGGTCCTTTTCCTTCATCTTCACGAATTCTTCAACCGTCATACCTGCTACTTCTGCAAATACCTCTAGATCCTTATTGCCCGATGCCACTGCCGCGATCATTTTCAATATAACCTTTTGAACTGCAGTGCCACCCATTTCCGCCTTAACACCCACAGCTGTAAATGCCGTACCTATACCTAACACATTAGCTGTTGTCATATGCATAAGCTTGCCGGCACCTGCTACACGCGTAGCAAAATTGGTAATTTCAACTTCATTGGCTGCGAAGTTATTACCCAGATCTACTATAGACGCGCCCATACGGTCAATATTTGCAATTGGCTCCTGCATGACATTGGTAATCCTGGCGAACTGAATAGCTGCATCCTCAGTGGTTAGATCCGTAGTAACTCCGATTAATGCAATCGTCTCTGTGAATTTAGTAAGGTTTTCAACGCCCCGGATGCCCAGCTGGCCTGCTTTTTCGCCTATACGAGCCAATTCTGTGGCTGTGATGGGTATTTCTGTGGATAGACCCCTAAAATTGCCTTCTAATTGCTTAAATTCAGCCTCTGTGGCATCAACGGTCTTCCTAACCCCTGCAAAGGCACTCTCGAAGTCAATAGAGGCCTTTACCATGCCTCCCATGGCCGCTGTGACAGCCACCCCGGCAATCGTCATCTGCCGGCCGACTTGACTGGCCATTTTGAGTATAGCTCCGCTGGATTTTTGTATCTTTGTGTTGGCCGTCTCTAGCCCTCTGTTAAGATTAGTCAGATCCGTTTCTATCTTGACAACTAGAGATCCTAAGTTACCTGCGCCGAATAAAGGCATTATTTAAACCTCATTGGTTTTATTTCTTCTACCTTTGTATAATTTTCTTGTTCCAAATCCCTTGCACAAATTGCATCAAACTTTCCCCACGCCTCATCTTTAATCGCTTCCATGTCTAAAGCCACATCTGAAAATTGTTGTTCTACTTCCACAACCGTTTCAGCACGCCAAATTTCCTTACATATCATAGTAACTTTAAATTTCATCTTATTTTTCCTCCACTGGAAAGCCATCCTGTCTCATTTTATCAAACGCCGGACCGCCATCTTTAACTATTCCCGGCGGATCTAACTTATCTATAAACCTCATAAATGCTTCTTTCTTCATTGAACCGTATGCGTAAGCTACAGCGTTAAACGTTGCAATCGTTCTTATTTTTAACTCTTGCAGTTTCTTCTTATTTATTAATTCGTAATATACTTTTAACTGCGCCCATGTCAGATGGTCTAATATAAAATCATGATCCCATCCGCATTCACAGGCCAAAAACACAATCAACTCATCTATTGCAACTTTTTCACCTGTTGACCGATGTTCTTGACCTGTGACACCAAAAAAGAGATATCATTAACCTCCAGAATTGCTTCTATGATGGCTATTTCATCCTTGATCTGGACATTATCTATCATCCATTCCCGAGGTTCACTAATAACCAATTCATAGATATCAATCAATCTCTCCCCGGCTGCTTCCGCAAGCACTGGCACTAGCTGTGCTACATTTCGAGTTTGGATATTATCCAATTTTAATTCTGATCTCTTTTCTGATAATTCCCTAAAAATATCAAATACTATTTTCAGGAATTTAGTCCTTGTTCTTATTACAAACGGCTTAATCTCAAATTCTTTCCCGACAATCTGAATCTTTTTAGTCTTTGGTATAAAAGCGGAATTGGACATCTCTATGTCTCCTCCTAAGTTAAGCTGCTACTGTCCTAATTATCTTAAAATGCTTCTTGTTCGCTGCTAGAGCTGCGGCATCAAAACCTGTTGTCGCTTCGACTGAATGAAACTCATAAGGAAATTCATGAGTATCTGCTTCATTAAACGTCATAGCAATCTTACCTGCGCCTTCTACCTTAAACATGTGAATGTCTATGGTACTGCCATCAGGTTGTATGTGCAGAAATCTCACTGCCTTATCAGCCATATCCATGTCTCCGCCGAATTCAAACGTCTCATCCGGGTTGCTTGCGCCTGTAACACCTGCGCCCAGGGCTGCATTAAAGTTGTCAAAATTCCACTCTATGCCAGTTACCTTAAGGATTACTTCTTCCTTAATAGCATATTGCTTCACTTTTGACTGAGGGCTACCCTGAAAAATCTCAAGGCGCGTTCTCTCAACTGAAAGTTCTGCATTGCCCTTTACTGCTCCGAGTTCCACAGTCGGTGTCGTTCCTTCCGATCCTAAATACAATACTCCAGGACCAAAAGAAAACCGCTTGTGTTGATACGTTGGGACATTATAAGCCATTGTCTCATTCCTCCTTTCCTTCAGATTTTACTTTATCGTCAATTGCCGTATTTCTCTTGCCACACCGGCAACAAGTAATCGTTACTTTTCCACCTTCTACATCTACATATAAATCTTTTCGCTTAATACGAATTATTTTATTATCTTCAATCCAAGCTAATGTAAATTTACAAGCTATGCATAGCCATTCTTTTATCATATTGCCACCACCGCATATCTGGCCGGCAAATGATGTGATTTAGAATCAACATCATACATCAACGGCCCGATGCCTGTTTCCATGATCTGTTTTAATTCAATATCTATCGTTGTATCCTTCAAAGTTTCACGATGAAGCAATGCCCTCACTCTTCTAAAACAAGTCATGACATCGTCAACTGTATATTTATCAACAGGAAACCACAAATCTATTTGAATAACTATATCCACCATGGCTGGCACGTTAGTCCTTGCCTGTCCGGGCAAAAGCGCAATCGATATTGCTGGAAATATAGGATTTTCAATAGTAGACGGATGTTGAGCGTAAACTTTATCCTTCACAAATCCTTTTATAGTTGTATCCGCTTTTAATATATTTCGTATTTTTTCTATTACCTTATATTCAGCCATGCGTTTCAGCTCCTCTGAAATTTACAACTAAATCCCTGAGATTAGTATTTAACAGAACTCCTACTTTGCCCTGAAATCTTTTATTAAACAAACTACCTGATAATACATCTCTAGGTATCATTCTCGATGTACCCCAGATAATAGCCTGCGCATATCCAGTCCTTCCTTGATCCAATCCCACCCATCCGCTGACTTTAAGCTGACCTCCTAGTACAGATGCTTCACTAGATCCCTTGAATTTACTACTTAATAGTTTGCCGCTCTGTCGATGAACTAACCATGGCGGCTTATGTAATCCTTTGCCCTCAGGCCCATGCCTGCGCGCATAAGGATGCCCTAATTTAGTAAGATCAGCCTGGCTATGATCAGATAAGCTCATATTTTTAGTGACTTCTCCATCAAGTATATCAGCTGCTTTTTTCATTACCTTCGTAGCATGCCTTTCAAACCCGCCTCCGAATGCTTTTATATTTCTGGCAACTACATCTGCTCCACTAACAGGCATTTTTTCCTACCTTTACATTCCCGATGCTTTTTGATTTCAAATATTCTAATATCTCTTTGGCCTCAGGCACAAAAGGATGAGTCTCTGGGATAAATTGCAACACATTCTCTAAAAATATCTTTGTACTTTTTATATTCAAAGCTGCCATCTGCTGATGTGAATGCCAAAATCTCGGATTGACTTGTATCGATTTCTGAAAGCACTGTAAGGCCTTTTTCTCTTCATCATTGTTCAACCAATGAAGCGCAAGGTTAAAATAAGGCCGTGGATCCTTGCCTTCTGTTATTTCAATCTGCTGTTCATTAAGTTTTGTATAATATTGAAGCTTACCTTCCACTCTATTTTTATCCTTAAGATATCCACCATGATGTAATTTGACCGGCGAACGTCCTATCTTCACTGGTCTTCTATTTTTCATAGCCGCCATCGAATCATCAATCGTTTCGTGAATTATTCCTGTATAATAAAACTCTGGAATATTACGATACAATCTGACTGACTCCGTAGATGCATATACTGGTTTTTGCCCGGGCATAGTTTTCTTAAGGTAATTTATAACATGGAAGATTATCGCATCTGCCTCAGACTCTATCATTTTGAACAATTTATAGATGTCTTCCATCTCAAATCTCTCATCCGCATCCATCATAAGGATCCATTTCTGCGTAGCATGTAACTTTGCAAAGTTACGAGGTATTGAGTAATTGTCCGGCCAGGGCATCTGTAATAATTTCACTGGTACAGATGAATATTTGGCAAAATGCTTTATCAATTCAACCGTTTTATCCGTTGATCCTGTATCAACAATAATATATTCGTCCACTAAACATTCTAAATTACTTATGCATGCCTGAATTCTTTCCTCTTCATTCTTGACCATCATGATGCAACTGATGCCATTATTAGGATCATACTTTTCAAGCTGCACATTCATATCTATCAAATGCGAATAATCCTTATTTCCAATATCTCTTGAATCCTTAAAGTGGTCATTCGCCTGATAAAATTCATACTTCTTTTGCCTCTGATCGGTCGTATCATATCCTAAATGCTTTACCCTAATATTCGACCATGTGATATTTTCAGGTGCTATAATCGGGTTTGATCCGCAATGATGTCCTTCCGGATGAATTGAAGTAATCTCCTGTCTTTTTATCAGCCTAAAAAATCTGTGATTAGTAAAATCACCAAAAGTAGAATCAGCTCTAAAATATTCGTCTCCATTGCGCCTCTCCCAAATAGTGCGCCATCTATAACTATAAGCAAATATCTCCGGATTGCGCGGATTCATCATCTTTTGAACCCTCTCGACAAATTTATCCTCGTAGACCTCATCTCCGTCAACTGATATGCACCAATCTGCATCTGTTTTTAATGCTTCCTGCAGTAACCAGTTGCGTTCAAAGTCCTCCTGAAAGGCACCGTCATATCTGCCTATTTTAATAACCTTCGGAAACCGTTTGACAATTTCCTCTGTCTTATCCGTAGATCTACATAAATGCACTATAATAGAATCCGCAAATTTAGAGGTCTGCTTCATGCTTTCCTCTATATACTGCTCGCAATTGCCAAGTCTATAAACTGCTACAAGCTTCCTTGGCCGTGGATCCCACCACTTATTAAAATATTTTTCTGAATTTTTTTGGCCATTACTTAGATATTCTTCAGTAGTATAAAAATTCCTGAATGTCCCCTGGCCTGTATGATGAATCCATGTATCAAAAGCTATTACAAGCCTGTATCCAGCCAATTGCGCCCTGAGGCATATATCATTATCCTCATGTGAATTTTCAAACTGCTCATCAAATATACCTATCTCATTCAAAAGAGCCCTCTTCATCAATAAACACCATCCATAAAGCCTGCCGGCATGGCACCATCTGCCTTTATTCTGTTCATACCAGACCTTAGGATCCTGAATATTGCCATATGCCTGTTTACCATTCGAGCAATTTGTTATAGGCCCTACAATACCGATATTGCTGAGTGAATTATTTTTATAAAGATGTGCCGTCATGTGATCAAGCCATCCTTCATTAACCACCGTGTCATTATTCAAAAAACATACATGATCACCTTCAGATATTTCATATCCTTGATTATTAGACTTGGCATATGTCGAATTTTCTTTATTTAAGATGATATGAACGTTATCTCTGCGCCTCGATAATTCCTCTAAATACCCTACAGTGCCGTCTTTTGAGCCGTTATCCACCACTATAAGCTCATAATCCTGCGTATGGCGCACTATGCTGGCTATACATTTAACCGTAAATTCCAACCCGTTATGTGTCACTATGATTACTGAATATCGCATGTTTCCTCCTTTACGGCCTCAAAGGCCTAAGATGTTACATTCTACATGATGAGTATTGCCATCAAGATCAACTATTTCATTAACAGAATCAACTTGACCTCGCGTTAATCCCTGAATTCCCGATACTGCATACATTAAATCGTTACGTTTGATAATATTTGCAGGTGGGGCCATGAATTTATAAATTGCTATATCCTTTTGACCAGTTGCTATCATCAAAATCTCTTTTGCCCTGCCAGTCAGAGGATAAAACATAACCGACATACCTGTATAAATACTGACTTCTTGATTTATATTCTGGCCAAGCTTGCTGACTCCCCTGATCGTAATAAAACCATCAGATATCTCTGCAACTGTGATCCCAGACACGCTTGTGAATCCCTTAGTTGATACATTTATACCATCTGCGGTAAAAGCAACCTGTTCAGTCGTTGATCCATCAAAACTTACAAGCCCGGATCCTACTGTGCATCCTTCCACTTCAATCTGAAGGTATACTTCCTCTGCTGGCTGCCGATCAAGACTCATCGATGCAACTACAGCTGCTTTATCAAGAACCTCATCCATCATTCTCTTGATATCTATGCTGGCATTAAGAACATTTGTTAACTCGCTCATACAATTCTCCGTATTTCTCTACCATTTGCTCTGCGTTAAATTCGCCTTCAACCCATCCCCTGGCCACTGATGTAATAGCGTCCTTCATATTGATATCCAATCCTTTAATAACACCCATAGCAAGATCTTCGATGCTAGGACCAGTCAATATTGAATACCCGGCTGCTATTTCCTTCGATACTTCGTTTTCATATGTCACAAGGACCGCGTCATTAAACATTGCCTCAACATAAACAAGACCAAATCCTTCTGTAGCTGATGGATATAAAAATACATCCATGATTTGCAAATAATTGGCCACATCTACCTTATGTCCGGCCCATATAACATTTTTGACTGGCAGCGAGGCGGCCATAAGTTTAAGCTTACCTATATAGCCATTTAAACCAATGGTCTCGTCGCCTATTATTAAAGGTATAAATTCTAAACCCATCCTTTGCAAATAATTACAAACCAGAAGCCATTCCTCGAGATACTTATCTTCGCCTATCCGGCCGAGCCTGCCTATAACCGGCAATCCTTCTTTTATCCCGAGTTCTTTTTTAATATCCTCAGGTTCCTTTGTAGGCATAATCTCCAAAAAATCCAAGCCATTATGAATCGTAATACAATCGTGATTTAATTTACTCACGACATCTGTCACTCCGACCCTTTGAGCAATCAATTCACTTCTCATGGGTGAACGAATCGGAGAATGAATTGTCTCAATTATTGGAAAACCCTTCCCGACTGACATTGCCAGCTCACTCACCGCTCCTCCCGAGTGAATATGAATAAGATCAGTTTCAAAATCTAATTCTTTGCCTTTTTCCTTTGGCGCTATAATAATTTCTACATCTTTTAATTCCTCTCTGAACGGTCCATCCTGATAAGCAAGAATCGAATGCTTATTTTTCTTATCAAATTTGATAAGATTGGCAATCATCCGCTCAACTCCTCCATATTCGAGCTGATTAAGCTCATGCAGTATGTTCATAAATCCCCTTTCTAGGCCTCTCGGGCCTCTTTAACCATATCTCTTTTATTGCCATGCCGATATCTACCGGCGTATTGCCTATTTTCTTATCATTTAATCCATGCATATCAAGGAATTTATCGATTTTTGGATGATATGGAATCGCCCGGAAGTCTATTTTTGCATGAAATGCCACCATTATTGAGTGCAATCTCTCTCCTACTATAGCCTCATAATCAGCCAGTATATCCAAAAATCTCAAAGGATCTTTGCCATTATAAGTCACTATATTGATATCCTTTTTCATCCTATGTTGTATTTTTTCCATCAAATCAAGGTCGCTGCAGTCAGATATTAATATATTCTCTCCGCAATAACTGATTGGCTGTTGAGGTTTACAATTTAAAGCCAATAGATCTATCTCTATCCCAGCCGCAATCATAGTGTCGAGTGTATGCGCCATTGACTCTATAAATACAGATGGTTTCTTTTGATTTTTTATATTAAATCCTATCCGGCCATTGGGTTTTCTTTTGGTACAACATTCAAACAATAGATCCTTATGAATCATTGCGTTTTTAACTCCGCACTCCTTCAATATATCAAGATCCTTTTGTGTCCTTGCATACCAAGCTGTAGGGTGTATCTTTTTTAAATATGGAAGTATATCTTTACTGCTTCCAATACCCACTGACAAAAACATATAAGGAATCTTTATCTCATATTTTATTATTTGCTTCAACATATCTGAATTCGATAATATCTCACCACCACCTATAATCAGAAAATCCTGCTCATTGATAAATTTTGCTGTTTCAGCATTGATCCTTAATATCTGCCTTATAACTCCACCATGATCGGGATATTCCCGCGAAAACTTTTTCTTTATACCTTCAAGAATGATATCATCCCCGAAATTCCCTGTATTAGCGCAAGAAAAAACTACTATATTCATATGACTACCGCTCCGAATCCACTACCATGTAGCTCTGGGAGATCTATCTTTTGACCTTCAGGATTAAATTCATGCCAGAATACTTTCATCTCTGTGTTTAAATTCACATCATCGAATAACATCACTCCACCCTTAGCCATTCTGCCCTTCCAAGCTTCATATTCAAACAATGCCCGGCCGTTATGATCAGTATCTATAAATAATATGTCAATATCTCTTATGTTGCATTCATCTAAACTATCCTGCCTGAGATATTGCACATTAGGCATTATGCATGCCGGATGTAGATCCTTTATATTTTTATCTATTGCCATCACTTGGCCATCCTGATTACCTTTTGCCATACACATAGCTCCCAGGCCTTCCATAGTTCCAAGCTCCACCATTACCTGAGGCTTCATTTCCTTGGCCAGTAAATATAAAAATCTATAATAAGGCGCTTGACCATGATTGCCTTTTATATCAACTGCCATCCATTCAGGTATTGGTAATTTTACTGCCTCTTGAGCTATCTCTATTATATTCATCGTCTTTTTATAAATTCCAAAACAGTTATTTTTTTCTCAAGTATATCTTTTTTGCCTTTATCATGTTCTATAATTGTCGCATTTATTTCCCATAGATGATCTTTACATCCTAACCAATATTTACCTATCGGAAGACTTAATATAACTCTATTTTTTGCAACCCTAAAAAGCTCTGATAATCCTTTGCCCGGATTGACTAAATGTTCCAACAATTCTCCACCTATTGATAGATCAAACTCATCATCCATAAAAGGCAGATTTTCGACATCCGCTTTAATGACCTTAATCCCAAAGAACTCATCCGCTTGTTTAATAGCCTTATCATTATTATCTATACTCGTAACATGAAAGCCTGCCTCTTTAAGGGCCTGTGATAAAAAACCATCGCTACATCCGGCATCAAGAACCTTATATGATCCTTTTGCGCGTCTTACAATTTCTTCTATGCGCGCACGTGCGCAAGGCACTGTATACCAATAACTATCTTTCCATTGCTTCTTCATGTATTATCATTCCTTAAAGCTTTACGGTCAGTGATATCTCTATAGCTAAAATCATTTCTAAAATGTTCTGCTTGTGCTTCAGCAGGTATATTTTCTGACATCTCCTTAAACATCTTGGCATTCTCTCTTAACTCTTTAGCAACAGATCTAAGATCCTCTTTGTAGTCCCCGGCCTGTTTCATTTTGGCCAATAAGGCCTGAGAATTAGCAATCCGCATCAAGCAATGATACGCTGTCATATAGAGATCACTCGTCGTCATTGCTAAAAACGAAGTTATATCCGCATCTTCTAACAAATGCCCTGAATCAACGGCATCCCCGATTAAATTTCTAACCTTTCCTACATTCGTACTTAAATCATACGTAAAAGCCATCTGTCACCTCACAAATATAGGGGGCGAGGTTTCAGACCTCGCACCCTATATATCTTCTTTAATGCGCGCAGAGATTTATTCCTTGCCTCTGCAAATACCCTGGTACATTGCTAGCTGCAAGCCAAAATCCCACCTCATTTTGAAATCCATATCATCGAACTCAAAACCGTAAGGATCTTCACCGCCGCCTGCAACCCTGTATGTATTAGGCTTCAAAGCCAATAGCTCCGGAGTCTCTAATCCATTCAAGAACCCTACTTCAACGATAGGGCAATCTGCTGGATCAGCTAATACAGCCCACCACGTAGTCGAAAGCTGCGTATCAATCAAAGGATCAACTAACAGCTCTAAACTTGCTACTGGATTATACGTACCGCCACCGCCTGTAGAAGTAGGTATAATCTGTGATGATTTCAAAAGCGCCGCGGCCTTTTTGCTCAGCGTGGTGCCTGTCAATAGATACTTCGGCCTGACACCTAATAACTCACCGGTATCTGGATCTGTCCCTGCTTCGATCTGATTGCAGCAATCTGCAACCGCCGTCAATCCTGCCGCTGAATTAGCAAGAGCGACTGGTGTAGCCAAATAATTACTATGATCAACGTGGAACAATGACTTAGCGTCATAGCATTTATGGCTACCTGCCGCATATAATCCAAGGATTTGTTTTACGAGCGTCCTTATCGCTGCGCGGCCAAACATCTGAGGCATCTTCATTATACCGTTAAGATCATCATTGATGATCGCATGACGGGTTACCTTAAAT